TAAGGGGTTGAGATGAAAACACACGAATTAAAAACGCATCCACAATATTTTCAGGCAGTCAAAAAAGGGATCAAGCCGTTTGAAATCAGGGAAAACGACAGGGAGTTCAAGGAAGGGGATGTCCTGAAACTACGTGAGTATGACCCTGAAACGAAAGAATACACAGGGGAAGAACTGTTCAGAAAAGTCACGTACATGACAGACTATGGTCAGAAAGAAGGCTTCGTTGTCTTAGGTATCGAAAACTTTGTTATTGAACCCTACGGTCGTTCGAGCATTCAAATTGTCAAAAAGATAAAGGAACTTCGTCATTCAAACGATGACATTTTCGGCTTTCGGTTTGAGGCGTTGATTCCATTCCTTCCTTTTAAATATGCAAGGGAGTTTTTAAAGGAAGACATTGACGAGGAAAAGTGGAAACCAACCCATATTGAACCAACCCGGTTAAATATCCTGAAAGAAATTGAAGAATACATCGAGTTCGCTTGGGACAAGGTGGAAAACCACAGGGGATTGTCGGCCGACAGGTCAGTGACCAAAATCGCAACATGGTTATGGCTCCTTGGCGAATCCGAAGACGACTTCCTACGGAAATACGAAATCACGGGATATGCCCAGTATGGAGCACCGAAATTGGCTCTTGTCTGCAACACGTTTGGTTTCAACATTCCGGGAAGCCCAGAAATTAGACGCATGATACAAGGTCTTCCATGCTGTCCTGATTGCAGTGAGGGGTGTGGGGTTTGATAAACGAAGACGATTTAATGGACGCAATCGAATATTCAATTAAATCGGTAACAGTAACCGTCTGCATTGAGTGTAAGCGTAAAATCGGGACAGGACACGCACCCGGATGCTCTTGGTGTTAGAATTTATTTTTACGACAGAGACTATAAAAAAGGGGTTTTTGGATGGTAATAGAAGAATTTGTAAAATGGCTGAAACAAATAGATAATCTGAATCGTAAAGAGTTAGGTCTTGCTTACGCCAGGATTCGTATCAAGATTGATAAACTTGATAACCCAGATGATGGTATTAGGCGTTGTATTCATGGAGAACCAGTAGATAGTGATCCAGTGTGTATTGAGTGTCAAAGGGTGACCCAGGTTGGCATGTGCTACCATAGCGTTATGAAGGATGAGTGTGAGGAATGTAGGAAAACCTTGCCTATGTATTTACTGGAGAAGTTCAAGGTAAAATAAAACTTGGGGACATGTGCAACCCCTGAAGACCCATTCTTGCGGGATATCCGGATTTTCCCAAACATCCATATCCCGCACTTTCCTTTTCAGTAACAACCACTTACGTTAGATTATAAATTCCAAATAAAGTTTTTCATTGCCATGTTGTATTCACCTTTGTTATACAATGTAGTACCATTAAGGAATAAAACCAGGATTGGAAATCAATGCGACCAACACATGTCCGCCTTAAAACAAATACCGAGGTTATTGTGGAAAGGTATGAAGGTAATACAGTGGTAGTCAAAAACAGAAGGGGTAAGGTAATAGGTGTTTATGATAAAGATAGGATGTCTTTATTTTATAAACGCTATAAATCTTTAGTGGCTAGAAAACCAGAGTAAGGGAATACACAATGGCTAAAGCCGGTTGGATGTCAATCAGGAACCTGCCTGCCATCTCTCATAGCTCAAGCTATTATGACTACCTGATTAGCTTTTTTGCAAAAAATTCAATTTGTCCAAAATGCAGGGGAAAAGGCTTCAGAATGATGGATGCTGAGGTGGTTGATATTGGATCAATCAAGCTTGCTGGAATCAAAGCTATAAAGAAATTAAGAGACCTGCCGAATATTAATATATCTGATGTAATTAGAGATATTTTAGAGCGCGAGATAATGGATAAAGAACCTTGTTCCTTATGTAACGGGAATAGGTTTGTGACAAGGAAAGAAGCAAAGAGATATAGGCTTTCAAGGAAAAATAGAGATGCCTAAAAAAAATTATTATCTGGATCAAAGAACTAGAGAAGAACAGATTAGAGACATGGTCGGTGAAAATAAAACCGATGATGAGATATGTAAAGCCCTAAAAATTAATCGTGCAACACTCACTAAAGCTAAAGGTGATATTCTAGAAAAAGACAAAGCTATCTTTGAAAAGTTGGATAGCGGCATTGTCTATTCAGATTACTTAATCAAATCAAAATCTATGATAAAACGTCTTCAAAGGATGACTAAGAAATTCAACTACAGAAATCAATATACTGCTGTTGTAGCCGCAATTAAGGCTGAAAAGGATATATACGATAGTTGTATAAGGCTTGGACAGGAATTCGGTTTCATCGATAAGAAGACTGGTAGTCTTGCCCTTTCAGCAGAAATAGATATGAATGATCTTTCAGACGATGAAGTTAAAGATGAGATTGAAACAGAAGTAAAAAGACTAAATAAGTTGGTTTCCGGTAATGTAGTTGATATAAGACCTGAATTAGCTGCAATTGCCGGTGATGATGTGAATGATTTCATGCCAACAAATATTGTTAAGTTACCTAAAAGAGAAAAAAGAAAAGCAAAAGTAAAAGCAAAACTCACATTGACCAGAAGATAATAGAAAACTCTTCCCAGTTGGCCATTTAGCAAGGATCGCTGTAACCAGTATGCCTACTGCACAGAGCACACTATTAGTTTATGATAAAAAGCGATATCGTCGCAGAAAACGCGACCAGGATAAGCTGAATAAGCAGGTTCTCACCAGAAGACAATTTCTCAGAAAACAAATCCTAGAAAATGACCGCATTGATCTATTAATGACTGAGGTTCTTGACTATACAGTCAAGGACTTTCATTTGATGATGTGGTATCATCGCAAAAACAAATGTCTCAAGATAGGTAAACAAAAGTGGCATTTGGCGCTTGCTCCTAGAGGTGGTGGCAAAACCACTATTCTAACAATCGCGTCCATTATTCTTGATGTCCTAAAGAATCCAAATATAAGAATTTTGATTGCATCCAAGACCGATAAAAACGGTGTGGATATGCTTTCAGAAATTAAAAAGAAACTGGAAAGCAAGAAAGTAATAACCCTATTTGGACCACAAATTGGGGATGTCTGGAATGATGGCGAAATTAATGTTAAAGCGCGTACTGCTACTCATAAAGAGAAAACCATCTCAACAGTTGGTGTTGGTTCAGCACTTGCTTCTAGGCATTTTGATAAGATTTATGCTGATGATCTTGTGGACGAGTTCAATAGCACAACTGATGGTCAGAGAGAAAAGATTGTAATATGGTTTGACAAGATTCTGGATCCTACATTGATGCCTGATGGGGAAATTTCAATTGTAGGAACGCGATACCATTTTGCTGATCTTTATGGCCAGAAGATAGATAAGATTTTTGTTAAGAAGAACAAAAAAGGAAAGGTTATAAAACGCTACTATATAAGGATACCATGCTTAATTAAGCGGCGTATGCCTTATGGTGGCTGGCCAAAGGGAACAAAGAAATGGGATAAATATCTTTCTTTTTGGCCTGAAGAGATGTCAGTCAAATTCCTTCTGAAGAAGCGTCGGAATGTGGGATCCATAGTATTTAATTCCCAGTTCCAGAACGATGTCGAGGGAATGAAAGGCAAAATCTTCAAGTTCGACTGGTTCAATTGGTATCGACTTGAAGACATCAATATCGCAGAACTGATGGTTTTTCAGGGAGTTGACTTAGCAATTAGTAAAAAAGATGATGCTGACAAGTTTGCTCACTGCACAATTGGCATACATCCAAAAACTAAAAATATTTATATTCTTGATTATTTCAATAGAATTGTTCATTATACATTCCAGAAGAAAATAATAAAAGACAGAAATGAGCGATTTGATCCAATTCGAGTTGGAATAGAATCTAACGGATACCAAAGGTCTTTAATTGAAGACATGCAGGTTGATGACGAATTATCCAAGATTCGCGCTGTTCCAGTATTTACAGACACAGATAAGACAGTCCGAGCATGGAAATTATCAGCTTACTTCGAAAGAGGTCAGGTTTTTCTTCAGGAAGGTATGCATGAATTACAGGAACATCTTCTGAAGATGCCTGATGGTCGTTATAAGGATTTGTTTGATGCTTTAGATATTGCTGTCAATACGGCTTTCAATAAACGAAGGAAAGTACGAGATAGCGAACCTGGAGTCATATAATGAAGAAGAAATTGCTTAAGCGTGATATTTCTACAAAATCTAGTTCAAGGTCAAAGAAGTTCAAGGTTGAAGATGTTCACGGTAATAAGCATATTCTGAAAGCAACTATTGTCACTGTTAAAAAACAGCAAGGCAATAGTGCATTGGACGAGAACACACTTCTTCCTTCAGCATTCACTGAAAATGTAGTTAAACCACCACTTTCTCAGTATGAACTATCAATTCTCCAAGAATATTCTAGTGACCTTGGAACTGACATTGAAACTCTTGCAGTTGGTATTGATGGTTTTGGTGGAAGATGCATTAAAAGAAAGATGACTGAGTCACAAGATAGTAAATTTAAGGATAAGATTGATGAGGAAAAGCAGTGGTTAGATTCTCTTTTCATGATTCCAAATATTAAGGAATCATTTACTAAATTAAGGAAGAATACCAGGCGTGATCTGGAACAAACTGGCAATGCCTACTGGGAACTGTTGAAGGATAATGTAGGTGGTAATCGGTATACTTCCATAAATAAGTTGGATGTCGATATTACTTATTTAACTAAAACTGATAAGAAATTTACGAAGGCTACAGTCAAATATATTGATGAGAAGTTGAAGCAAAGAACAAAGCAATTTCTTGTTAAATTCAGAAGAATCGTTCAAATAAGTGGGACTAAAAGAGTATATTTTAAAGAATTTAACGATCCAAGAATTATTGATAAGAGAGACGGTACGGTAATTGCCGAATCGATTGAGGCTTTCAGGAAATTACCAAAATCAGAAAGAGAAAAGAAAGGCAGGAAGTATTGGGCAAATGAAGTTTACCATTTCAGGATTGATGTACCAAGAAGAACTCCTTATGGTATGCCACGGTATACCGGTAATATCATCAATATTAGGGGGAGCCGAGGTGCTGAAGAGACAAACATTCTAACACAACAAAACAACCATGTACCATCGATGGCAATCATGGTTTCAGGTGGTATGCTCACTGAGGGGTCAATTCAAAGGATACAAGAATTCGTTGATACCCAAATCAAGGGCGATTCCAATTATTCTAAATTCCTTATAATTGAGGGTGAAGGATCACACGATGCTCTTTCTGGAGTCTCTAACGTAAAGGTTGAAGTCCAGCCATTAAGTAAGGCACAGCATTCTGATCAGCTTTGGCAGGAATACGAAAAAAATAATACTTCTAAATTGCGTAAGTCTTGGCGAATGCCAGCATTAATGACCGGTGAAACTGAAGGTCTGAATCGTGATGTTGCACAGGAATCAGAAAGACTGGCAGAGAAGTATGTGTTTAATCCCGAGAGGGAAGAGTTCGATATTTGCATCAATCGTATTATTATGCAGCAAGGATTTCGGTTTTGGACCTACAAATCCAACTCACCTAATGTAACTAACGATCAGGATTTAGTTAAGATTCTTTCCAGTGGTGAGAGGACTGGTGGTGTAACTCCAAGAATTGCAAGGATGCTGCTGGAAGACATTCTTAATCGTGATCTGCCGCCTATTAAAGAAGATGATCCTAATTTTGATCCAGATGTACCTTTCAGTCTTTCACTTGCAAAATTAATGCATGGTGCAGGTACTGCTAATCAGGAAGGTACTTTTGATAGCCAAGGCCAAATTCCCAAAGAGCCGCCTGGTGAATCAAATAACAAACCTAATGAAGAAACGAAATCAATCGATCTGGTTCAGAAATTATTTGATAGTGTTGATCCAGATAAAATTATTAAAGATCTATCAGTGGATCCCGATAATGCGATAAGTAAATTGATTACAATCAGGGATGCGCTTGAGGAATATAGGAATCAAGAAGAAGCGGCATGATGCTACTGGCAGAACTGAAAAATCTGAATCGTGTTCAGAGGGCTAATGTAAAAGCCATTATTACCGATATTATTAACTTGGTAAAGAAGCAAACTCCAGATTCTAGGGTAGCAGGAATCGAAGAATCACTTAATGAGTATCTAACTGATATTTGGAATAGAAGGTCAACACGAGGAAATAAATCGGCTGTTAATTCAATTGTTGGAAAAGATACTTCTAAATTCAGTAAAAAAGACAGTAATGCTGTTTTAAAATCACTAGATAAATCCTACGCAACACTTCAAAAAGAAATAACCCCAAGAGTTAAAAAGGATACTGAAAGGATTTATAATATATATAAATCTTCTTCAGTGATTAAACTACGAAAGAGGGGCATTACAAAGCAAGAAGATGGTGAGGAAATACCATTTAATGACATCTCTGTAATGGCTAGTCTCTCCAGGATCAGAAGCGTATCGATTGGCACCCATTTTGAAAGAAGTCTAAGACCAGAAATTTCAAAAATTATTGAAACCGCTGTTCTTGATAAAGGTTTGAATAAGAAGCAAGCAAGTGAATTTCTTAAAAGTGAATTGACAAAAAAACTTGGCGGATCCGCTTTCAGAACAGCAATACCAGATTCAGTGTGGGAACAAGGTCAAAAGTCAGTTGATAACTACTTTAAAATGTTATCTGACACACATATGACTTTGAGTAGAAATTATTCTCAAATTGTAGCTATGAATGAGGCAAGAGTAACCCAAGTTCAATTTGTAGCTATAATGGATAGATTGACATCGGTCATTTGTCAGGAATTAGATGGAAGAATTTGGACAATAGAGCAAGTCAATACTGTTATGGATAGGATGTTACAACAAGAGGATGTTGATGGTTTAAAAGGAGTTGCACCTTGGCCAAAAGATCTTAGTGGATTTGGGCTAAAGGCAGGAGAGAAACTTGATGATCCACTTTCGTCCGAAGCATTAGCGAAAGCTGGTGTTATAATTCCTCCAAGGCATGGTGCATGTAGAAGTTCTCTTCAGCCACTTTAATAGGAAAACGATTTCTGTTGAAATATTTAATATTTTTTGGTTTGCTAATATGAAGCACAGCAAATAACTAGAGGGTGACCATGAAGACTAAGACTATTGGTGAAGGTGGATCCCATTGTCATAAGATTATGAAGTCAAGTGTCACTGAGAATGATGGTGAGCATAAACATATATTCATGATCAATGAACGGTTGATCATGACGAATCTTTCAGGATCTCACTCTCATTCAATTGATGCAAGTAAAAATGAAATCGGGCCAGCAAATTCTCATGAGCATACAATAAATATAAAGACTCAGGATGGAGTACTTGAATTCCAAACTGAGGATGCGTCTCCGCACATTCATGAAATCCAAAGTTACAGCACAACTCTTTCAGGTATCCATACTCATGAGGTGGATATTAACGGTAAGACATATGTGTCAATT